AAGGCCGAGCAGGAGTCGCAGGCCGAGGAGCCCGAGGTCGTCGAGCAGCGCTCGGCCGAGACGGACGAGGTCTCGGAGCCGGTCATGGCAGAGACCGAGGCCTTCGGCATCGACATCGACGCCATAGTCGAGCAGGTTATGGAGCGCATGTCCCAGCAGCCGACAGAGGCGCCGGAGGACGTACCCGAGGAGCCGGAGGTCACCCACGAGGAGGCCGAGCAGGCCCTCGAGGACACCGAGCGCGGCACGCAGTCGGAGAGGCGCAGGAGGCGCCGCATGCGGGCGCTCCAACTCATAAACATATAGGTCAAACACCCGCAAGGGTTCGACATAGCAAGTTGCACGACGGCCTTTCGACGGAGAGATCGAGGCGGTGCGGCGGCAGGAGTTGCCGCCACGTGCGGGGGACGTCCGCGGAGCGCGGCGTCATGGGAGTCCCACACTCCCGAGCACTGTAACACCGACGAAAGGAAGCTCTCATGTTCGAGACCTTCACAGCCGCCCAGTACCGGGCGCTGGACCTCGACGCGTTCGAGGCACGCAAGCAGGAGGTAATGGGCCTCCTGAACTCCGAGGAGCTGCCCGAGGGCGTCACCGACGAGATGCTCTACGCAGAGGCAGACCTCATCGAGGCCGACGCGGAGCGCCGCTCCAAGGCCAACAAGCTGTTCAACACCAAGGTGGCCGCGGTGGCCGCAGGCGCCGGCAACGTCGTCGCCACCAGCGAGCCCGAGGCCCGCGAGGACGCCAAGCCCTCGTTCCAAGCGCGCAGCCGCGAGGCTGGCGAGTCCTACACCGACACGGTCGAGTACCGCGAGGCCCTCGCCAACCACATCGCCCGCAAGGCGCCGATGCCCGGCAACGTGATCGCCAAGGCCATCCAGAGCCGCGCGAACACCCCCGTGACCCTCAACGAGGGCTTCACCAACATGACCGACCCCACGTTCTCCAACACCTACAGCACCCTCATCGTCATGCCCTCCACCCTCTCCGAAGAGGTGCAGAAGGAGGTCCGCGAGACGTCCGTGCTGTTCCCCAAGGTCAACGTGACCAACTACCAGGGCCAGCTCGCGGTGTCCGAGTACGACCTGCAGGTGACCGGCAGCTGGATCGGCGACAAGGAAGTCTCGCCCTACCAGTACGACTACGACCCCGAGGTGTTCACCTGGGGCGCCTACCAGTTCGAGGCACGCTTCGCGCGCTCCTTCCTGGCACAGGCCCTCATGTCCGACACCTACATCAGGCAGCTCGCGCCCGCGCTCGCAGAGTGCTACGCGAACGCCATGGACCAGGCCGTGTACGACGGCTCCGGCATCGGCCAGCCGCGCGGCATCGTGACCGACCTGCGCCTGCTCGGCTCCGACGGCCTCGGCATCGACTCCACGCTCGCCGACTTCTACACCCAGCGCACCGGCACGGGCAAGGGCCGCGCCCTCGTCATCGAGGTCAACGAGGACCAGATCGACGACTGGAAGTTCTGGAGCACCATCCTCTACAACACCAAGTTCAACCGCTACTACAGGGGCAAGGGCGAGCTCATCATCGCCGACGGCACCTGGGGCAACCACGTCAACGTGCTGCACGACGACAACAACCGCCCCATCGCCCTCATGAACCCGCTGACCGAGGAGCAGAGCCTCACGCTGCGTGGCGTCGGACCCGTGGACACGCTGCCCAACGGCATCATGAAGTCCTTCGACGACGCCGAGGTCGGCGACGTGATCGGCATCTACGGCAACCTCAAGAACTACACGATGAACGTGCAGCCCGGCATGCCCCTCACCACGACCAGCTGGGATGACCACGAGACCAACCTCCACAAGACCAAGGTGCTCACCGCCATGGACGGACGCGTCTCCAACCCGTTCGGCTGGGTCGTACTCAAGAAGGGCCCGTCTGCCTAATGGCGAACACCAACGTCTACCAGGGCAGGACCACGGTCTCTGAGCTCAAGCAGCTGATACGGCGCCTCGGCGGCACGCCCAAGGGCAACACCAAGGCGCAGCTGCAGGACGAGCTCGAGGACCTCATAGGTTCCGGCGGTCTCGACCCGGACGAGGTCAGGCAGCTCGTGGTCGACACGGTCACCGACCAGCTCCCGTCAGCGATAGACGAGGCGATTCAGACGGGTGGCCTGACAGACGACGAGCTCGACGGCATATTCGCGGAGTAGCCCGATGGTCACCGTCAATGTCGTCATGGCCTTCCGCGACCTCCGGGAGCACGTCGACCGCCACGCTGGCCAGGAGTTCACCGCCAGCGAGGCGCGTGCCGAGGAGATTGCGGCTCGCCTGCCCGGATACGTCACATACGAGGCGGCGCCAGACGAGGCACCGGACCTCAAGTCACTCACCGTCGCGCAGCTCAGGTCACTGGCCGGCGAGCGCGGCGTCACCATCCCGAAGAACGCCAACAAGGCGAGGCTGATAGAGCTTTTGGAGGCCTAGATGGCACTCATAGACGACGTCAAGGTGTCCCTGCGCGTCGTGTCCGAAATGACCGACGTCGAGGTGCAGGGCCTCATAGACGCCGCGACTCAGGACATGCGCAGGGTCGGGGTGCGGGGGGAGCTGCTCGACGCAGAGAAACCCAACCCCCTTGCCAAGTGCGCCGTCCTGATGTTCTGCAAGGCGAACTACGGCTTCGACAACAACGACTCGGACCGCTACTGGCAGCGCTACCACTGGGCGGTGAACGCCCTCATGAACAGCTCCGCCAACGAGTGCGCCGAGAACGTCACAAAGGCGTTCGACACACAAGCCGACGACCCGCCGGAGGGAGACGCCTCCGACCCCTCCGGCGGTGACTCGCCATGAGCCGCTGGAACGAGGAGATCACCCTCCTGTCCGCGCCCAACGCGTGGCAGGACGAGGAGGGCGGATGGCACGAGGGCGAGCGTGTGCCGAGGAGGGTGTTCTGCAACCCCGGCATGCTCGGGACCATGGTCATGGCCCAGCTCCGCTCATCCGAGGTGCGCATAACCGGCGGGGAGGACGTCCCCGAGACGGGCATGCGCAACATGCACCTCGTCTACATACGGCAGATCGACTACCAAGGCGAGGACCAGGTCATATATCGCGGCGAGGAGATGGACGTCATAGCGGCCACCTCCGAGCACGAGAACTACAAGGTCATCCTGCGCGCACGGTTCGGCAACGACAAGGAGGACTCCGATGGACATTGACGCGGACGAGTTCGCCGAGTCCGTCGAGGACATCCTGAAGAACGTCGGCAACGGCGTGCGGGAGGTCATGCCGGGTGTGGTGCAGACAGGCATCCGCGCGGGCGCCAAGGACTGGCGAGACCGCGCGAAGACCCTGTTCGGCGGCATCAAGCGCGGCAAGAACAAGAACGTCCGCACCTACCGCAGGCACGGCAAGACCTACACCACCGGCGCCTACTCCCGCTCCATCCGATCGCACATGACCGTCAGGGGCGGAGACCACCCGTCAGGGGAGGTCGGCGTTCCGAAGATGCCGGGCCTCCCGCACCTGCTCGAGTTCGGCCACGCGAAGGTCGGCGGCGGCAGGGTGCGCGCCATACCGCATGTCAGGGACGCGGCGAAGGTCGCGTTCGACGCCGCCGAGAACGCGGCAGGCAAGTCGATAGGGGAGGTTCTCGATGACGCCTGAGGCATTCCTCATGGAGACGCTGACGGGCGTCTGCAAGGGCACCTACCTCGCATACCCGTCGGGCAAGGCGCCGCCTCTGCCGTGGTTCGCATACTCGCGCCTGAACGGCGAGGAGTTCTACGCGGACGACGAGAACTACGCACGCCTCCCCAGATTCAGGGTCGAGCTGCTCTTCAAGGAGCACGACCCGCAGCTCACAAGGAAGTTCGAGGAAGCCCTCTCGAGGCTCGGGACATGGAAGCTCTACAGCGCCGACTACCTCGACTCGGAGAACTGCCTCACCCATGACTACAGGCTCTCGCTGGGCCTGGAGAAACTGAGAGAAAGAGAGTCACAAGATGGCTAACAAGGTACGCTTCGGCGTCTCCAACGCACGCTACGCGCTCAAGACCGCCACTGGCTACGGCGAGTGGAAGCGCATCCCCGGCGCGGTCCAGATCCAGCTGGAGCCGCAGGAGTCCAACAACGACTTCTACGCCGACAACGAGAACTACTTCACCTCACCGGGCGCCGCGTCCGACCAGGTGACCATCGAGCTCGCCGACCTCCCCGACAGCGCCAAGATCGACCTACTCGGCTACAAGCAGGTCAACGGCAACCTCGCCCTGCCCGTCAACTACAAGCCCAGCGAGTTCGTGCTCGGCTTCCAGGTCGAGGGCGACGAGACCACGCTGCGCGTCAACGTGTTCGGTGGCAAGCTGACCCGCTCGAGCGAGACCCACTCCACCAAGGAGGACACGACCGAGCCAGAGACCCAGTCCTACGAGGGCACCTTCTCCGGCGCCAAGTTCGTCGTGGACAGCGAGGAGGAGGCTTACCTCTACTACAGCACCACGTCCGACAAGACCGACTACGCGACCTGGTGGGACGAGGTCAAGACCCCCGGCGACGTAGCCGAGGAGGAGGACGACGGCGACGACGGTGACGACGGCGTCGACCCCCTCAACCCCTAGTCGGAGTACCCGCAGCGGTGGCGCGCTTCCGTCGGGGAGCGCG